TGCGAAGCAATAGGTAGTAAAGCAACATCACAACATACAAAAGGAGAAGCTGTAGATTTTGAAATAGGTGGTGTGTCAAACTTGCAAGTAGCAATGTGGATTTCTAATAACTGCGAGTTCGATCAATTAATATTAGAATATTGGACAGGCGAAGCAAACTCTGGATGGATTCATGTCAGTTACGCTGACAAGTCAAATAGAAAGCAAATATTGACCTATGATGGCAAGTCATATAAAAATGGATTACCTGACGCTAAATGGTCAGGTGGTAAATTAACAAACTAGGAGGATAATATGCCATATCATTATGGACACGGAAAAAACAAAAAAAGAAAAAATAAACCCAAAAAAAGTAAAATGGGTAAAAGAAAAAAAAGAAGATAATGGTTAAAAGAAGAAAGAAAGCACCTAGAGGTTATCATTATATGCCTGATGGCAGACTTATGAAAAATTCAGCTCATAAGAAAAGAAGAAAAAGAAAAAGATAATGGCTAGGAAAAAGAAAAGAAGAAAAGTACCAAAAGACAAAGCAACAGGATTACCTAAAAAGTATTTGTCTGGACTTAAAGGTGGTAGTAGAAGTTCAAGAGCAAATTTAATAAAAACTATGTCTAGGTTATATAAATCAGGTGCAAGAATACCTGCATCTATGTTTAGAGCAAGGAGAAGAAGTGGCAGTTAGAAGAAGAAAATTATCAGCAAGAGTAATATCTACTTTACGAGCAAAAGCTAAAAGTAGAAAAGGTATTACTTTAGGTATGCTTAAAAAAGTTTATAGAAGAGGTCAAGGAGCATTTTTATCATCAGGGTCAAGACCTCGTACATCTATGGCAGCATGGTCTATGGGTAGAGTTAATTCTTTTATGCGTGGCTCTAGGAAACATGATACAGATTTAAGAAGAAAAAGAAGAAAGAGAAAATAAGATGAGTACCTCTAGGTCAAACAGAGAATCAATTATAAGAATAGAGGGAGAAATAAAATTGTTAAAAGCAGAAATACAAACGATTAGAGGAAATCATTTAGCTCATTTAGAAATGAGAGTTTCAAGAATGGAAAAAGTGATGTGGACTATTTGTTTGATCGCAGCTACTCACTTACTCTACTCCCTGTTGCAATAACACAACTAATAGCATATAAGAACATTATATGCACAAATCAAACTTTCATACTATATTATGTGTTAGCGACTTGCATATTCCTGCACATCATCCACAGGCATTTGATTTTTTAAAAGCATTAAAAGTTAAACTTAAACCTGACTTAATTGTGTGTGGTGGAGATGAATTAGATAAACACGCATTATCTTTTCATGATTCTGACCCTGATCTTCCTAGTGCTGGAGATGAATTAAGACAATCACAAAAATACATTTGGGAACTAAAAAAGATATTTCCTAAAATGATAATATTACACTCTAATCACTCCTCTATGATTTATAGAAAAGCGTTAAAACATGGTATGCCAAGAGCATATTTAAAATCTTATAATGATTTTTTAAATGTAGATAAGGATTGGGAATGGGTAGAAGATTTAAATTTAAAGTTAAGTGATGGAACAGAATGTTTTTTTACTCATGGGATGTCAGCAGATGGTTTAAAATTAGCTATGCAATATGGAAAAAATGTTTGTCAGTTCCATTTTCATTCAAAATTTAACATACAATATTTTAGTAATCCAGATAATCTTGTTTGGTCTCTACAATGCGGTTGCCTAACAAAACAATCTAGTTATAACTTTTTATATACAAAAAATCACAGACTTCGTTTTGTCATTGGAACAGGAGCTATAATTAATGGACAACCTAAATTATACCCAATGTTACTAGATAAAAATGGTAAATGGATAGGTAAGATAGTATGAGTGATTTTGATACAGATTTACAACATCATAAGAAAGCAACTGATAAACAAATAGGCGGCAATCATTATAAATCCTTTAAAATACAACCAATAGAATTTATAACTGCAAACAACTTATCTTTTATACAAGGTTCAATTATAAAATACATTTGCAGATACGATAAGAAAAATGGTAAAGAGGATATAGACAAGGCAATACATTATTGCGAATTATTAAAGGAGTTAAAATGATGTGGTTTAAATTATTAAATAATCCACTTACAAAAATGGCAGTAGGTAAAGTTACAGACCATTTTAAACACAAGGCAGAAAAAGTTAAAACAATTAGAGCTGCTGAAATAGAGGCAGCTAAAGATGTAGATATAACTAGAATTAAAAGCCAAGATAAAAGTTGGAAAGACGAAATTTTAATGGTATGGCTTATTGCAATGTTAAGCACAGGTTGGTTTGAAAAAACAAGAGATAATTTTGAAGAATGGGTAAGAATTATAAACGACCTCCCTGATTCCGTATGGTATCTTGTAATCATAGTCTTTACGGCTACATTTTCTACAAAAATGACGGACAAGGTACTTAATCGAAATGGCAAAAACAAAAAATGATAATGACTTTGTTATTGTTGATTTAAGACTAGAAGTATTCAGTCCTCATCATTTTGAAAGTTTTATCTCATTACGCTTTGTAGATAATAAACCAAACTTTCCTAAAGTTAAAAAGACACTAGATGATTTTAACAAACATCCTGAAGCTATGATTGTGGACTACAGCTATACATTCAAAGAAATAACAGAGCAATCAGATTTAGACGGATTGCATTTAATTAAACATTAATTACTTGTTGTTTTGAATAGTATATTTTATTAAACTTGCTTTAGGGTCAAACTCCATTTTAGAGCAACCGACAATGCCTACAAATATAATAATAAGAACTAATGTAATAATTATATATTTCATTTTAAAAGGTTTGCCGAATATTATCATTATCCCTCCTGTTTGTGAACTAAAGATAAATCCCTTTTGACTTCTGTTTGTCTTAATGATGCTAGTCTATCAAGGTTATTATAGTTTAGTTTAGCTCTAATAAGCTCTTTAGTAGATGTAGCAAAGTCTTTTACGACATTTGTGTATTCTTGATCTGTCCTAGCTTTATGTTCTGCTTCTGCTACAGACTTACAAGTAAGTTTATGTTTAGCAAAACATTTGGAGAAAGTTGATTTTCTATGTTCGTCTAGTAGTATTTCTTTTTCAGCAGCTTCACTCCATTTCTTTGCTGCTTCATCCATTGCTTTATATACTTCATTACTATTAAAAGTTATTGCATCCATTTTTACCTCTCATCCTCATATAATATTATTAATCTTTTACCATTCCAATAATAACCAGCTATTTTTCTTTTAGAATGGGATTTCGTCATCTAGTGGCTCACTATCTTCGTTTATTTGTTTATGATCTTGTAAAGTAACAGGCACAGCATTATCAGGTGCAGATGGTTGTGCTTGTGTCATAGCAACTGCTGCATATTGTGGCATAGTTTGACGAATAGGTTTAAATCCATCAATAGATTTGCTTTCAGATTTTTTTTTAAAAAACCACACAAATTTTCTAGTAACTTTGGTAAATCTAGGGTCATTTGTATTTTCAATATCTACTGATGCAGTAGTTTCAACTAAACCTTGTCTTACGGCATCTTGATAGTGTTTTGTTTGAGTCCATTTTTGATAACCAAAACTAAAATATTCTTGCCCTGTAACTGAATCTTTATATTTAGGTCTATCAGTTTGAAATTCGTATGCTTCAGGACTTGGTTTTATTTCTGTCATAGTTTTAGTTTTTTTATCATACCACTTTGTTTTTTGTGGTAACTCTAATGTTAAACTTACAAAGTTATTTTTTTTATACATTTGTTTTATTCTCCTTTTTCCATTTACTTATGTCTTTTCTAAATTTACTTTCAACATTTGCTAAATATCTCATAGCCCTGAAAGATTTAAAGTACACCTGTTGTTTTGTTCTGTCTTTTGGCACTTCATACATAGTAATTTTTTTCCCTACCTCTTTAGGAATATTTACTATTGCAAGTCTAGGCACTTTAAATTCTGTGGTTTCTTCTATAAATCTTCTATATGCTTCTATTTGTAAAATATGATTAAAATTATAATCTTTACTTGTTTTCCAATCCAACACACCTAGTTCACCATTCCAATCATCTTTAGTAACAATAACATCATTTGTTCCACATAAATCAAATCTTTTACTGTATAAAGGCATTTCACTTTCGATTACTTTAAATTTTTGTTCTTTCCAAAATTTAATAAAATCTGTTGCCATTCTTTTTAGTGGTTGAGTTGATGGTATTGATGGTTTCTCACCTTTTAAATAGTAATCAATCCATTCGTGTAGTTGAGTTCCAATGGTTTTTGCCCAATCTTCCTCTTTTTGTGCTTTTTCTGCTACTTTATCAATAAAATTATTTATTTTATCTAAAGGCACTTTTTTTTCTAACATTACTTCTTTCATTGCATCATCTCTTAATCTTTTGACCCAACGAGTTAAATCTAATTTGATATAAGAATCAATGGCAGTTGTTACACTTTTTTTACCTTGCCCATCAACTTTATATCTCATACCTTTTGCTTTAGGATTATATTCTATTTTATTACCAAATTTATTTGTTGTATTACTCATTTTCTCCCTCCATTTATATATATTTTCTTATCTAGCTTATGCAGAATACGAAAGAAGTAATCCATATCTGTATTTGTTCCCTCACAAAACATCACAAGTTTTGAAAGCGATATTGCATTAACACCTTTTTCGAACTTCTGAATCTGTTGGAAAGTTACGTTTAACATCCTAGCAACTTTAGTTTGTGTAAGACCAAGAGCTACTCTTCGTAGTCTTAATCTTAAACCAATATACTCGTTAAACCTTTGTATATTATCTTCCTCGCTAAAGTCAGACCATTTATCTAGGATAAGTCTTATTTGGTCTTTTAACCCTCTTTCGTTTTTTGCTATTATCATATTCCTCCTTTTACCCAAAGAGGAGTAAATTGTTTTAACGTCAATGTTCCTCCTATTTGTTTGTAGTGTTCGTATGCTTTTATTAATTCTTCTCTTTCGTTCATGTATTCTCCTTTTTAGTTCTATAAACACCATATTGTTTTAAAGAATATTTTATGTGTCTTTTTAATGATTTAAAATTGGTATCAATATCTATTTCATTAAAATTTCTATGTTTATAGACTTTAGAATCTTTATAATTATTTTTTAAAGAATTTTTGCACAAATCTATTAAAGCATTTATTTCTTTTCTTAATCTATTAGACATATTTCCTCCTCTAGTTTAAAACCGCATGACCACGTTTAGTCAAACAGTTCCTGTTAATTTTTGTAGCTTTTCTTTCTTTTGCTTTTATTAATCCTAATGTTGCTAACTCAATATATTTTGCATATAGGAATTTAGTATTATCGACAGCTCCATTAACATTCTCCTTAACAATCTGATTACAGATTATTCTATCGTCTGTTAATTCGTGTGCTGTTGATTTGTTAAATGTACCTGAACGACCTTTTGTATCTACTACCAAATGTGTAGAACAATTTGTAAGTAGCGTAAAAGATACTATAACTCCCATTAAGTGTTTCATATTTATCTCCTTTTAATTTAAACTGCCACTCTTTCTAGTTGATAGACATTTAGCTTAATTGCTAATTGTCTTTTTCTCTCTCTTAAAGCTAGGTATCTTTCTTCTGCCTTTTTCTCTTTTTCAAGAGTCTTATGATAATCCTGCTTTAGTTTGAGTTCTTTTTTATCCACTATAACTTCTCCTTTGTTTTACTAGCGTTTGCATTTGTCTTTTCTTTAACAAATGATTCAACGTGAACACCTAATAAGTTCCCATTTGAATTTTTTTTAACTTTTGTAATATCTCCAAAAGTTGCCTCTTTACCAAATATTGTCTCAAACTGTTTTGAAAACAACTTGGTAGCACTAAAGTCTTTTAGTTTCATATTCCCTCCTCTTTTTTAAAACTTTAGATAAAAGTATAAAAGGTCGAATTGCGTTAGTTCTAACTTTTCCTACACATTCTAATGGTTTATTATTATTGTTAAAAATTTTGTCATCAACAATATTAAAGTTAGCTAAATCTTCTAAAATTAAATTAGAATAATTTTTGTCAAGACTTGTACAAATAGAATTAATTAGCGTCACTTTTCTACACTTACCTAAAGGTAAATCATCTATTTTAGTTTTTAAATTATATTCATGTTTCATAATGAGATTAATATGGACTTTATCGGTTGCAAATGCAATAGTAAATAAACCGCATAAAACCTAGCTTTTTTAACATATTAACAACTTGTATTATAAAATATTGCTTTATTTTA